CCATAGAGATGTATTGAGATAAGATACCAGTTAATTCAGCTTCAGCATCTACGCTATGGTAAGCGTTAAGATCTTGAGCGAATTCTGGAGTCCATTGTGCTTTTAACTTACGAGTTTTAGCAACGATAGCTTCAGATTTCAATTGAACATTGATTTCTGGAATAGAGATTGTGCTATTGCTTTGAGCATTAGGGTAACCACCATTTCCACCATTACCAGCACCACCAGCAACTGATTGATCTTCAAAGTCACCACGGTTAGCAGGAACTGGTTGAACATCATAGAATAATACTACACCACCACCTAATACACCGGCAGGAGCAGCACCATCAATCTTAGCAGCAGGAACGATGAAAGAAGCTGTATTGTTAGATACAGTAGTGAAAGCTTGTAATACGTCAGTTGGTTGGATAGAACCAGAAGAGATTACGAAAGCACGAACACCATTCTGATCAGCAGATGAAGGTAAAGCAACGTTGATCTTCTTATAAGTACCAGCAGCAGCAGAAGCTGAGTAGTTACTATCTAAGTTAAAATCAGACCATTGAGCAGCACCTGTAACAGCAGCAGCGATAGAAGCAGAGAATTGGTTGATAGAGTAACCGAACTTACCAGCACCATAAAGTGATTGAGAAGCGATATCAGTTACGTTTGTAGTTGCGTTAGCACCATATAAAGAACCACCTGATTGGAATGGTCTTACGTTTGTACCATATTTGAAGTCCAAATAGAATACAAGACCAGAAGGTAAATTCATTGGCTGTACAGAAACGAATTCTTTAGCAGCGATTTCACCGAATACACGACGAACTAATGGTAAAGCTACTCCAGCCCAGTTTTCTGAGTTGTAACCACCACCAGTCATTGAGTTTGTACCACCTGTAGCAGAAGCTTCAGTGATTAATTGTTTAGCTTGGTTTTCAAGCAAGATTGACATTGTGTTCTTATCAGTTGTGTTTTTGATACCTTCTAAAAGGCCTGATTTTTCCCACTTGCCAGACAATCTTTTAGCATCTTCCATTACAACTTTGTATTGGTTAGAGCTTTCTAATAATTGTTGTACGTTCATTTTTAAACGATTTTAAATTGGGTTTGTTATTGTTTGTTTTTTACTTAATACCTGCAAGCATTTGCCATCTTGATACAGTAGCATCTACCTCAACGATAGGCTTCTTAGGAGCAATACCAGCAGCTTTAGAAGCAAATCCTAATGATTCTTTAACGATGCTTTTCTTAGATTTTGCAATAGCATTGTTTATAGATTCAAAAATATTTTTAGCTTCTTGTGCAGTAGTTGCTTTATCAAATTGAGCAATTACTTTTAGTTTTTGTGATTCGTTCAAATTCTTAGCTTTGAAGATTTTGTTAACATAAAGTAACTTAGCGTTTAATAAGTTTACTTCATTTAACTCGTTACGAAGAGCTTCGATAGTATCGATTGCTTCTTTCATTTCTTCTTTGTCTTCTTTTTTCTTGTCTTCTTTTTTCTTAGCTTCGTAGATATCATCTTCGTCAGCTTCGTCAATTGAATCAAGTTCAGCTAATAATTCTTCTAAATCGATTTCGTCTAAATCATCATCTTCTTCAGCGATTTCTTCAGTTTCACCTTCCATTTCACCATCGATATTTACAGCCATTTCATCTTCTTCACCACCCATATCGCCCATGTCAGCGCTCATGTCACCCATTTCTGGAGCTTCGCCACCGCCCATTTCAGCAGAGATGATGTCTTTGATAATGTCTTTCAATTCATCAACAGTTAAGTCAGTGATTTTGTCATCACTTTCAGATTCGTCTTCTTCAGACTCTTCTTCTTCTTCCTCTTCTTCTTCTTCTTCTTCTTCTTTAGCTTCTTTCATTTCTTCTTTATCTTCTTTCTTTGCTTCATCAAGCTCTTCTTCTTTGCTTAATTCAGCTAAAATTTCTGATAAATCGAAATCTTCTGCAAGTTCCTCTTCGTCGCCTTCTTCGAGAGCAAATCCTTTTGCTCTTTCACGATCTTGACCAAGATCACCTGTAACATCTGGATAGAAGCCTTCTTCCATTTTGTCTTCGTCCTTGTCTTTTGCTTCGTCTAAATCATCATTATCCATTTCTTGCAATTTTGCAGCAAGCATAGATTGAAGTTTTGGAGCTAAAGCTTCTTCAAGGGCGGCTTTTGCGTTTGCTAACGCTGCTTCGCGAACGGCTTTGGCGTCGGCGATAGCCTCTTTGAATAAGTCTTTGTTTGACATTGTCCTTAAATTAAATTTACGGAAATAAGATTATTGGGAATCTTAATTGGGGTTTTTTAAATATACCCAGGTTACATAGAATAGTAACCTATTGTAGGATGATCATAAATATATGTAGATATTAAAAACCGCGAACTGCTTAGCAAAGAGGACAAACCCCTGTTGCATTGCAAATAATCTCGGTAATTAAACCATTTACTTTACTATAATCTTTTACTGACATATGCTTTTTAGATTCAGCTAATGTCATATATGCTTGTGGGGTTGATGGTACTGATACTAAATCCCAACATAATAATTCAAAATCGTCTTGTACTTCAACTGTTTCACCTAATTGTTTAACACTACCCATACCACGTGATGAAATACCCAATGGTATTTTAGATAATATTAATGCTTTAGCAATATTACCACTTGGTGTAGGTAATAATTGTAATTTACCCATTAAATCGTTACCATCCCACCATACTTCAGTAATAACGTGTGAAGTATTAGCTAAGTTTACAACAGTTGCTTCAGGATGATCTAATTCACCTAAAGCAGTGCGTGTTTTTACTGGTCCCTCTACATATTTTTTAACTTCTCTTTCAAGAATTTCGCGAGGATACACACGACCATTGCCATTCTTTTGCTCAGCTTCTTGTAATTTACCAACAAGGGTAACAAGAGATTTACCACCACCTAAATCTTTATTTTCAGTGATAGTTAATTTTGCACTTTGGAAGGGAGTATGGTCTATTAATAATGATTTCATGTTATTATTTTTGTTGAGCTGCAATTTCATCAGCTAGGTTATTACGTCCATCAAAATATTCATCCATAGCCATCGCCATGTCATCTATTTCTTGATCATCACTTTGCATTTCTGCTAATGTTTCACGTACTATTTCTTCGAGTTGTGATTTAAATTTTTCAAATGAAGCGCCTAAATCAACACCTGGTCTAAATCCTGATTTAGATAGTTTTTTTGGTATTAAGCGATAAAATATAATTTCACCAGTATCTTCATCAAAATCACCGTCTCTTTCTACATTAAATTGTAATTTTAATTTTTCTACTGCTTCAGCTGGTAGAGCATCCCAATATTGATATCTTAAAAGAGCTTCATTTGGGTTGCTAGTTTGTTGGATTTCAATATCATCAGATAAAGCTTTTAATGTATTATTACCATCTACAAACTGCATTGCTTGTACAGCAGCTGCATTCGGTTCACCAATTATATTATATCTAGCTTCCTTTAACTTTTTTTTTTCTTCAGCTTTAGGCATTTTTACCTTTTTCATTTGGTTAGCTAAATCAACCAATTGAATTGTTTCTTTTTTCTTACCTTTCTTTACAGGAGGTTTTGCTGTAAATACTGAAGGTGATTCAATACCAGATAATTTTAAAGCTGTATAGTAGAATGGATTTTCAGCTAAATGATCTAAAGCAATTTTTTTAGCTTTATCTAAATCATCAGTATGTTCTAATTCTACTTTAATACCCATACGTAATTCTTGTGGGTGGATTTGGTTTGGATGTAAATCCTTACCTTTACCTTCTTGTAATGATTCTTCCATTGGATCAAATTGAGACATAATAGCTTCTTCGCCTTCTTTTTCTGCTTCCATTTTTTTAACCATTGCTTCTATTTCATCATCTTCATCATTGTTTTCTTTACCTTCCCAAAATTCACCATCATTATAATCACTAAAAGTATCATAATCTCTTGGATATTCATCATCACTAGCATCTTCTGGGTAAGGGAAATCATCAGCGTAAGCCTTATCACCAACAGCCTCTTCAGGGTATTTAGTAGCTAAAGTGTCTTCATCTATATTATACTTAGCAGCTACTTTAGCAATAGCTTCAGCATATGAATTACCGTTTTCCATTTCAGATTCAAGTTCATCTAAAAGGTTGTTTTCTCCTAAAGCAGCTTCAGTTAAGATAGCTTTGTTTTTAAGAATTTTAACAGCATCGTTAAATGAAGTTACGTTAGTAACATATTGAGGCATAGTCATACGTAAATTTCTCATGAAATTTGTTTGAGACATTTTGCCTTCTTTTAGATCGCGATATTGGTTTTGTATACTTTTCATATTTTATCTGCCTTGTCCTCTGTACGCTTTTGGGCGTGGAGTGTGTTTATTGAATGATTTTTTAGCTTGTCCTGTTTTTCTTTTGCCAAATGAAAGTTTATTACTGCTTCCTGTTGATTTAGCTTTTGCCATTTTTACAATAATTAATTATTATATAATAATACTGGCGCGCTAGTTCCATCTAAAGAGGCACTAGTTATTAATGCTTCTATTGTTGTACCAGGAGGAACAAACAATCCATTAGTTGCTAAAGAAGCAGGAATTAAACTATTTCCGTTTTGATCTTTTAACCCTCTAAAATGAGCAGGTTCTGTAAGACCACCACCAACAGATCCTGAATTAAATGTTACCATTTTATAGAAGGATCCAGTTATTGATTGGCCATTTGCTAGTATAGTTACTGTATTATATGGATTCTGTGGCATTATTGATTAAGATTTTTAATTTTATTATTTAATTGGTTCACCATTTCTGAGATAGTAGCAACATTCTTTTGTGTTGCTTTCCAGTAGTTAATTCCTCCGTCTTCACTTAATTCTTGTTTCATACGAGAAGTATATTCTACAATACGATCAATTTCTTGTAATTTACGTTTTACTTCACGAATAGCTTTATGTAATTGTTCAGATTTAGTTCTGTGTTTTACATCTTTTTTAAATTTGCCGTATGTTACTTCGTTAAGTAATTCTTGCTCAATAATGTCGTTTAGTGTTTTCACTTCAAATATTTTTTTATAATCTACAACTTTAGATGTAGTTGGTTTTTTTGCTAATTTCCAACCTGATTCTTCAGCATTTTTAGTAGCAGCATTAGCACCTTGTCCTTTTCTAGAAAAAGCATATGGAGTAGCATAAGCTTCTCCACCACCAGTTCCAGACATTTCTTCTAGTTCTTTACGTACTAATTCTTTTATGTATTCTTTTAAATTCATTTCTTTATTTTCTTGTATTCCAGCTACTGTTCTACCTTTATGAGTAGTTTTTAAATAATTAACCATTTTAGCATTCATATTGAAATTAGGCTCTAATGGTTTTGAATCAGATTCAGCCTCAATTGTTTTTGACATCATCTGCATAAATCCATTTTCAACAGTATCATCTACAATAGTACTCATTTCATCATCTATATCTAACTTATCTAACCAGGTATTTGTTTTCTTAGTATCTGGTTTTGATATAGCTGCTTTTATAAAATCAAATGTAGTTTTAGCAGTGCCTGCTCCAGGTATTAAACCTATTACTGTATCTAAAGCTACATCCCCTATTTTTCCACCTTTTTGTTTAAGAGCAATAGACTTAATAACTTTTTTTAAGTCACCATAAGTTTCAAGTTTTGAAAACTCATAGCTTCCTTTTTTAGCAGGGTCTATATTTGCATCTACTTCAGCCATTATTTATATCCTAGCTTAGTTAACACTTTTTCAACTTCAGAACGAACAGCACTTTTAGAAATTTTACCTGGTTGGAATCCTAATGATTTAAACCAGTTTTCAAATGCACCAGGAAATTCTTGAATGCTATTAATATTTTTAGATCTGCTAGTCACGGTTGTTGCTGATGATTGGGCTTTTCCTAATGCAGCAACATCACTTGGTATACCTGCTAACTCTTGTAATCTATTACTCATTATTTTACAGATTTTAATTCGTCAATCAATTGATAATACTGTAATAATGAAATGATATTTTCATCTTTTACATTTTGAGTCTTATCTAATGGTTGTAATAAAGTAACTACTTCAGCTAATTTAATCTGAGTAGTTTTATCAGCTACTGTAGGAATCAATGTATTAATTTCTTCAGTAATAGTTTTAAAATTATTATTAACAAAATCACGTAATTTAGTTGTATTAGTGATGTTATTAATAAATTCTTTTAATGTAAGTTTTTGGCGATCAGATAAAGTAGCGTATTTGCTATTGAATTTCTCTAACAACATGCGATAAGCTAGGATACGAGATCCTTTATCCATGTTAGTAAATTCTTCCATTACACGATCTTTAACACCTTCTTTATTTACCTCTTTACGAGTGATGTGTTCAAGTAATGTAATTTTATTATCAATGATTTGCTGTGGTTCAGTAAATTCTAATGAATTGTGTGCTTCAATTAAATTGAATGCAGCAGCGTATTGCTTGTAGTTGCTAATTTTTGCTTTAAAAAATTCTTCTAAATCATAAGATTCACGAATGTCCTTAATTAAATTATATTTTTCTTTACGTAAAGCTGTTTTGTTTAAACGCAAAGAAGCCTCTAACGTTGCGTTGATGAACGTTTCAGCTTTAGCTTCAGACAATGATTTAGGCTGAATTAATGCTTGATACAATTTATATTCTTTTGCTAATTCAGATTTGTTAAAGTATTTTCTAACTAAACCAATAGCAGCAGAATCTTTATTTGATACGGTATCAGATGCGATTTGTCTTACGAGCAACTCGAATAAAATACCTGTATTCTTAAATTTGCTGTGTTTAATTTTCATAATTAATAGTATGCACTACCTATAAATATGTATTTACTGTATATCCTTGATGTTTTTTTCGTCTAATAGTGATGGTTCTTGATCAGGTCCCATTACGATTTCCTTGCGCTTGCCTTGTAAACCTTCGAATAATTTCTTATTTCTTTGGTATTCAAACATAGCTTTTGGTGTACCGCTACCTTCTTCAGGTTGATTTGCAGTATATAATGTACCATTTTCAATACTACCTAATGGGTCTTTACCTAACGGGTCACGTTGGGTACCTTTGATAGACATTTTTTCTTTAGGACGACCTACGTCTTGTTTTTCATCGTATCCTGGAGGTACAGGCCCATCAATATCCATTCCTGCTCTACCTTTACCATACAATGAAGCAAGGTCATGTGGTGTACCGTATGACTTACCAGTTTTAGCTGGATCATTACCTTCATTTTCAATTTGAGCTAATCTAAATACGCGTTTTTTATCTTCAATTACTAGATCACGATATTCATCGAATTGATCTTCACTAAATTGGAAAATTTGATGATAAATCCAATCTGAAGGTAATAAATTTGTATCTTGTACTGATTTGGCTAAATCAATTTTTTCTTTCCACAATGCTACTTTTTCTTGCTCATATATGATTGATGGAGTTGTTAGCTGTAATTCAAAGTTAGTTAAAGCTTCACCATCATATCCTTGAACATATAAATGTACTAATGCAACTTTGTATAATTCTGATAGAGCAATACGTTGAATACGTTCAACTGTGCGAGCGAAACGAATATCTTCAGCAGCTAATGTAGCTTTACCTTGTAAATCTTTCTCAAATCCGAAGAATGCTTTAGGTACCTTAAGGGCAGCTAACATTTCATCACGTAGGAACGCAACGTCTTCAATAGCATTATATTCAAGACCCTTAATAGTATCAATCTTAGTTGCTGTATCGTTGCCACGAGTTGGTAGATAGTAATCTTCCAACATATTCATCATGTTGTAACGTAAATTGTATTCACCTGTTTGTTGATCAATGTAAGGTGTTTTCTTCATCTTCTGCATGATTTTCTGCAT